GCCGTATAAAAGGGAAGAGTTGATGAAGGCAGTTGAGTATTGTCGTAAACATAAAGCAACACTTGTCTTTGCAGACCTTGAGAGATTATGTCGTAAGATGTGGATGACACTAAGATTCTTAGATGAAGTTATAAAACAAAACAAGATAAACTTTATTGTCTGCAATGATCCCACCATATCAGAAGATCCGATGCGACTTCAGATGAAGGCAATGTTTTCAGAATGGGAACGTCAAAGAATCTCTGAACGAACCAAAGAAACACTTAGTGCCTATCAAGATCAGATTAAAAAGAAGGGATACTTCACTTCAAAAGAGGGCAAGAAAGTTAAACGTCTTGGTGTGCATAGTAAGATGGACAAAGCCAGGCAAAAGTCAGGGGAGGTAGCTAGTGCAGAAGCAGATCGTTTTGCTAAAAGTATTTACTATTATTTGAACGATGCCTATACCCAATGTTCTTCTCTTAATGAGATGAGTATATTTCTAAATGATCGTAAAGTTAAAACACCCAGAGGAGGGAATTGGTATCCTTCGAGTGTTAAGAATATGTTGAAGCGATTAAAGATAGGAGAGTATAATGATAACTAACTTTCCACATGGTAAAATCTGGGCAGAATATCTCTCCGATAAATATGCCAATATTGGATCTGAATCTGATGTATTATGTTCTGATAAATTTAATGCTGATGAAAAAAAAATACTTAAATATTTTACGCGACCAGCAAAATTTACCACTTGGTTATTCATAATGAATAGACACTATCAGAATATTTTAATTACGAGAAGGGATATAGAAAAGCATACGGGCAATTCTCAATCGACAGTTTTAAGATGTTGCAATGAATGTTGCCAAGCGGGATATTTAATTAATAAACGCAAGATGTCTGAGAATGTTACAACATATATTGTGTCAGATGTGATGGTAAATTTATGGGAAAAATATATTGATTATCGACTCGATCACATCCTAAAATTTGAAATGGATCTGTCGATTCGTTTACGCAGAACGGAACAAACAGTATTCAAAAAGAAGATAGGAAAATAATATGGTTATGCTACATTTTAGAATAGGAGGAAAGAATGATTAGTGAAAAATATTTACAAGCACTCATTCGAGCGGAGAAGAAATCAAAGTCTCAGCAAAACGATGAAGACTACTTAAAGTATCGCAAACATATGCGAACAGCGAGTCGGATAACTGTACCTTTGACTAACTTAAAAAATGTTAAAACCGCTCATGCCATGTTGCAACTATTAACGGATGAATTGGCAACTATTATCAACAGTAATTATAGTGTATTTGAAAAAGTATACTTAGCTGGATTTAGTGTTACTGCTTGCAGTCAACATTTAAAACAAGCTGCTGATCCCAAGCATGATGGCATACATTTTAAAGGCACACGCTAAATGCACAACATACTACATATAGTAGGTGCTTTAATTTTAACCTCTAGAATTTGTATAACCCTAGAAATTATGAAAGGACTACGCTCATGGCTAATTATAGACCGAACCCCTCACTAAACAATGAGATACAGACGTATAATATATATTCCGTTACGTCAGTAAAAAAATCTATATATAGTAAATCAACTGAATGGATATTCAGACTATTTAGATATGTAAAATCCTATATTACTTTTGCACAAAACACCAGAGCTTTTGAAATTTTATCAGACTGTTTTTGTGTAATTCTAATGTTTACTTTGTTTTATTTCTTATCGATTTTTCTATGTGCAATTGATGATCAATGTGCAGCTCTATATATGGGAGGTGTTTAATGTCAGCACCAAAGAATAAATTTAGCAAAGACGGGTTTGAATTAGGTGCTTCTAAGATACCCATAATTGTTTTAGGTCAGAATGATTTTGGATCTACAAGAGAAGATATAAGAAAAAATTTTGTAGAAATTAGAAACAATCCTGATGTGATCCAGCTTGAAAGTAAACAAAATCAAAATGCCAAGGATCGAGGGAACTATCTGGAGGATGGAATCGCTCATTGGGTATCGGATCAATTAGACAATCTTTGTGAAGAATCTTGTTCCGTTTCTTTTCATAAACCAACAGATGCATTTCGTTTACCCAAATATAAAATGGCAGCATCTTTGGATGGAGTATTGGAAGTGCATTGCGGATCAATTCAATATGAAGATCCGCAAACAGAGTTGACTTTTAATTTATCTGGCAAGGGTGTATGTGAAATTAAAACACAAGGTTATAACGATCATGTTACCTACGATCACATACTGCAACTGCAAGCTCAGATGTTAGTATCAGGATTCAAGTGGGGTGTTATCGGACACCTTGGTCCTCGTTTGAAAATGAAGATGTATGTATTTTTATCACTTGCAGACATTCAAAAAAAAATAATTGAACGAGTTGAAGACTTTTGGCGAAGAGTAGAGAAGGACACCCCTTATCCAATCATTGCTGAGTCAGAACAGAAAGTTTTTTCAGATTGGTCAAACGATGACAAAGGATTAACTAAACTTTGTAATGATTATGATCTTGCAAAAGATGAAATAGAAAAATGGACTGCTACAAAAAATGAGTTAGGCAACGCTATTAAATCTATACTCAAACAAGAGAACGCTCGTTATGTAAAGATTAGAGAAAAGCAAATTGCTTGTGAGCTTATTACTAGAAAAGCCACAGTTGAAAAAATTGTACCCGCCAAACCCGCAAGTCAATATGAAAAACTAACAGTAAAGGAAATTAGTAATGAATGAAAAAACAAAAATACCTCAGCCTAAAAGTCTGCGAGAAGCACTTAACCTATTTCAAAAACAAGGGATAGCTGCAAAGAAAAGTGAAAACAATCCTTTTCACAAAAGCAAGTACGCTTCTTTGCAAGAAGTTATTCAGGCGGTCAACGAAGCTGCTCAGTTTGGTTTGTCCTTTACACAAAAGATAGATTACACAACGATTGCGAATGAACAGGGTACATTTACGGATATGTGGATTGAAACAATATTAAGTTTCAACGGGAGTGAAGAAAAGTTAGTCTCAAAATATCCAATCATTCCTCAAAAAAATATGTTTGATGATAGTCAGAAACTTGGATCAGCCATTACTTATGCAAAGAGATATGCTCTGCAATCCATTTATGGCATACCAAGTGAGGATGATGATGGTAATAAAAACTTTTATCAAAAAGGAACTCCTCACAAGACCGTCAGTAAACGAAACAACCATCCCATGAACTTTGATACCAAGGATGTAATGAATGCAATAGACAAGGCTAATAAACCGATCTATACACTAGTGCTTCCTGGTAATCAAAAAAAGAACCACTATTCACTATCTAATCTTGGTGAAACTTTAAATGATCTCATTATGCAGATAATGACAGATCCCGATACAGATAAAAACGACAAACTTAAAAAAATTAAAAAAGCATTTAGTGTGAATGACAAGATTATAAATGACTTGTCTACTGCTGAACCAAAAATACTCGAAGAAATAACCCACAAAGTAAAAAGGTTTGAACATGAATAATACACAATCTATTAGCGATAAAATCTTCTTGTATATTAAAGAATATATTGAGCGAGAAAAGTTTGCACCTTCGCAAGTGGAGATTAAAGAACAGTTCAACAGAACATTGTCATCAATACAGTATCAGCTTAAGAAACTTGAACAACAAAAAAAAATTGAACGAGTGAAAGGTAAGGGGAGATCGATAAGACTCCTTGATAATGACTGATAGAGATATCTGGACGGGAACATTCATGTGCAAAGTATGTGGTATTGAATATGTCAAAAGTATCTACACAACCGAAGATGGAATGGTTTGCAATTTTGGATGTTCTCGTAAAAAAAAATTAGGCGAGGGATCGCATGATCGTAGCAAGTGATTCTGCTCTAGACTTAGTTTGTTTATGCCACCTGGAATCAAGCATTTGATTTGCAGCTTCAGTATAATCTTCTTTCGCTAAGGCTTCCCACATCTTTTTGAATTTACTAACACCACCTTTACCCAACTGAAAGACCATTTCAACAATGACTTCTTTTGCTTTTGGTAACAAGGGTATTGATCCGATAAGATCTTCAGCTCCTTTGAGAGCTTCAACGAAATCTGATTCAAAACAATTTTCAAGCAGCTCAATGCTGTATTGTTCGTCATCATTCCAATTCTCATCAGACTTACAAAGATGACCATATCCTACAGTTCTTTTACCTAACGAATCTTTGTATACAAAATTTCTAAATCCCTCATGGGTTTTAATTCTGTCTTTTAGTTTTTCATACATTACTTATCCTTCAAATGATTAAAAAGAGTTTGCACTAAATCTGTTTTACGATATCTCCGATCTAATTCAATGCCATGCTTTCTACCTAATTTTTCTAATTGTGATTTTGTCATTAGTTGTAGATGAGTGATCCTTAATTTTTTCTTAGGTTTAACAAAAAGATTTTTAATAAAACTAAACATACATCCTCCTATTTGGTATCGGTTTTCTTATATTTATCAAAACTTCTCAATCCAGAAATTCCAAGAAGTCCAAATAACAATGGCATCATTACAGACATATCAGCTTGAGGAATGATTATACCGAACCCCGCACATATTGGAGAGATCATATAATTCATCATTAAAGATAGACCGCATATCCATCCAATAAGAGGTCGCCAAGATGATTGAAACCAATTACCTTTTGCTTCCTCTTTGTTAACTTGTATTTGTTGTTTTGCTAATTCCTGTGCATGGCGTTCTGACATTGTTGCTATATCATGTGCCAACTTATTTTTCTGATCTTTGTCCTCAATGAATTTATCTAGCAATCCAGCAACAGGACCGATTAGTGCTTGAAACATTTTACCTCCTTAGTTAAAACCATTTAAATATTTTTCCGTACATCAAACTCACAACAAAAATTAAAATTACTAACATCGTAACCCCAATAGCTTGTCGAATTTGTTTTCTTTCTTTGATCTGCATGCGTAACTGTTCTTTTTTTTTCGCACGTAATCTCGCAATCTCAGCTTGTAACGATTCCCATTCCGCCAAACCATTGTCGCAGTACAACAAAAATAATTCTCTAAGTTCTTTTCTTTTTTGATTGAGTTCTCTTTTTCTTAAATGAGCAGCAAGAGCATCCTCTTCTATGGAGGACAAACCAAGTTTGGATAACACACCTCCCTTGCCTTTATTACTTGCGTGGATATCTAATGATGATTCAGCATTCGCCCATTTACTTACTGCACTCGCCATATCATGTAATTGTTTTCCAGATTTTATACCTTGCTCAATCAAGGAGATTCCACTCTTGACTGCTGCAAATGCTGTAAATGGATCAAGCATTCTATCCCCTCATGAAGATAGATATTAAAGCTACAATGACAGCAATCGTATTGCCCATGATAACTGTCTCTAATCTTTTTATTCTTGATTTTAGATCTGAAATATTTTCATGAATATTGTTATATCTCTCAAGACATACCTCTTCATGCTTAGATATTCTCGCTTCATTCTTATCTGCTTTAGTTACCATAATCCTATCTTCTATCGTTTATACTATTTTTTTCCTAACAAATCTTTGTCCGCTTTTCTTGCTCCGCCTTTACCAGATACAAAAGATTTTACTCTTCCCATTGCCCAAGCATGAGCTGAAGTTTTGGGTCTGCTCCCGCTACTATAATAAGCTCCAAGTCCTCGTCTATATACCTTGTCGAGTGTTGATTTACCAAACCTTGAAGCTCCTGGTATGCTTGAGTATTTACTCACGTCTTTTTCTTCCTTAGTTTTTTAAAATCAGCTGCAGTTATTTTAGTACGAGGAGCAGCTACCCTCGCTAATTTCTTTTGTTTTGGACTGTATTTACTAAATGGCATTATCCTTTACTCCTTTGTTTTGATATTCTATCCATCATTGCTGGTGTCAGTTTGCCTTGCCTATAAAGTCTGGCAGTTCTTTTTATTTCTGCTTCCCTTGCCTTTGGGTTCTTAGCTCCCGATACATACTTCTTTGGAACACCACCCTTAGTCTTAGGCACAGGATCAAACTTTCGCATCAATGTTCTTTTGTGTCTCATTATTTTTTCTTCTTTTTCTTTTCCATCATTTTCTTTTTTTTTCCATAATGTCCTGGCATAGTTACTCCTTTCTTTTAACTTGGTTGTGTTGGAAATGAAACTGCATTCACTTCAGCTTCGGTTGTTAAATCTTTCGTAATGTCTCTCAGTTTTTGCCTGTAAGTTTTCCACTCTGCTTTTTTGTCATCAGAAAGTTGGTTGTCGTTATTAACTGTCCATTCTGATTTATCAAGTAAAGTATTTCTCTTGTCTCTTAAAATTTCTATTGCTGCGTTAAAAAGTTGAGTGGCCGTATATACTGTATAAGAAACAGTAGCATCATCTAAAGATGTGCCTGTTACTTTTGTATTTTCGTTTCCAACATATTTAATTTGATCTCCAAACAAAGCATATTCTTCTGAAGTAAATTCTCTTGTATTAGAATCATTAGCATGATTTGTCTGATCTGTCGCATTATCCGAGTTAAGTGCTATTAGTCCTTCTGGTGTGAGTTTTACATATGCTTTCATAATTATCCTATTGAAATGCTGTTAATGTTCCTACGCATTGAGTTACACTAAGCACTATACTCGTGCCTGTCGGTATTAAAACTCCGCTTATTGCTCTTCTATTGCTCTGTGTATCATCAGAAAAAATACCAAAGAATGTGCTTGTATTATGTGTCAACCCAAGTGGTGAGGTTGTACCTGAAGTTACCTTATAACTTATTTCTGTTTTATCACTTGCATTACCACCAATAAGAAATACAGGTATATTAGCTGTCAGACTAGATATAGTGAAAGTGCCTGTGCTAGTTGTTGTGGCTTTTTGAGAAACTGTAACAGCACCAGCTTTTATATGAGAGTAATCCATGCGTTTCAATACACCCGCATCACTTACTAAAAACTCATCTGTGTCCGCTGGTTCTGCTGCTAATTCGGTCTGCCCACTAATGACATCTGCATTAAATTTAGCTGCTGTTACTGCATTATCTTGAATCTCTGCTGTAGCTACACCATCGTCTTTAATAGTTACAGCACCACTACTTACCGAAAAATTATCACCACTAAATGATGCGATGCCTTTATTAGAAGATGTAGCATCTTCTCCCGCAATCGTTACTGTGTCAGTCGCACCGCCTGATGTATCTATGCCCTCACCACCAGCTATAGTTAAAGTATTACCATTAGTTATTGTCTGGTTACTTCCAGAATCACCCGCTAATGTAAAGCTAGTCATATCTCCTGTACCATCTGCACCTGAATATGCAAAATGCACACTTACTCCATCAAGATTAGAAAATGATCCAGAGCTTGTCAGATGTGTTACAGCTACCTTACTGTATCCACTAGCAGACGTGACTGATCCCGTTACCTTAAAAGTGGCATAGGTTGCTGGTGTTGCTTCTTTGGTAACAGTAATAATACCCCTTGCCACAGCATTCGTAACATCGTCAAATGATTGTACAAAAGTTGTAATATCTGCACCCGCATCATCAGCATCATCTATAAATAAAACGGAGACACTTGAAAGCGTTCCATTGTTAAAGGCAATCTTACCCGCACCTGGATCAGCATCACTTGTTGAATTATTAAAGGTCATGGATAATTGTGGATTCGCACCCAACGCACCCGCAGATCCTGTATTTCCCTGGATTCCCTGGCTGCCCGTACTTCCCGTATCACCCTTACTTCCAGAAGGTGTGAAGTGTACCGATAATTCATCAGCTGCACTAAAGGT